GCCCAATATGGCGGCTGCTTTCTTTGCATCAATTTCAATTTCTTTACCATTACGCATAAATTTGAATTTAGCGTCTGGGTGATTCTCAGCGAACTCTAAGAAATCAATAACTTCTGCTTGGGTTGAATCTGGTTGGCTTACCTGATCGTCTTGATCTGGGGCGTCTCCTTCATCAATGCTGCCTGCATCATACTCTGCTTCTGGCTCTGCAACTTCTGGCTCAATCAAATTGGCATCGCTGTCAGGTGTTTCTTCTCTGACTGCTGCTCCTTGTGGTGCCACGGGGGCTTCTGCCTTTGCCTCAGCAGTAGTACCCGTCCCAGGTTGTATGGTAGCTGCCGCTTGGTTACGCATTGCGGCCATCTTTGCAGCTATTACATCCAGTCCAACACTGGCTTCTTTGACAGGGACCGTCTCTGGTTGGAGATTAGGTGTGTCAGTTACAATGTTCTCCATTGTTTCTCCTTAGTTAAGCGTTGGGGTCTTCAGTAGCCATTTGGCCTGTCTGTTGACTTACCACGCGATTCTTGTAATACACCGCTCTTTTGAGCGATTTAATAAATTCATCTATTCCCGCCAGCTGATTGCCTAGTGCTATCCGCTCTGCGTTGCTGTCTGCTGTGTGATTACTGATCTCAGCAAGCACTTCCATGCGTTCAAACTTGAATATGTGTATAAAGTAAGCAAAGTCTCTGTTACGCAACAGGTTCTCTGCTTGTGTTCCTACTTCTTTGACGCGATCCAATTGGCTTGGCGTCATTTTCTTAATATTATTGGGGTCTACATTGACACGTTTATTAAACGCATCAATGACGTCATCATTGATTAACATACATTACCTTAATACAGTAAAGTTATTTATGTTCAAAATGCTCTGGCTTTGTGTTCACCAATAAGACTGACTCCATCCAATTGCATCTTGGCACTTGCGCCGCTGACATCAGCCATGACTTGTTGTGTCTTGGCTTGATCCAATGCTGCGCTGGCTTTGTCTTTGAGTTCAGCTGCTGGCGGATTGGCTTTGGCTGCTTCTGCTGCTGCTTGTGCTTTCTGTGCTGCTTGTTGTGCCATTTTAGCGGCTTCTTCCAACGTGACAAGATACACATCTGCTTCTTTGACACTGAGTGCATACAACATGTCTTCGTATGGCTTGCGTATTTTCTTAAACAGTGTAGGATCATCAATACCATTGACAATCATTTGTTGTAGTTCAGCGTTGAATTGTGTTTGTGCCTGTTTGATCAACTGTATACGTTGCAAACTGTTTTCTTCACTGTTCATGCCCATGGCTAAATCAATGTGAATTGTTTTACGTTCATTGAAGTCATAGTTTTCAAAGCGTTCACCATCCATAAAAACGGGTTTGCCTTCTGGGTGGAACTCTTGTGCCAGTTTACGCACACCCCAATCATCTGCATGTGCAACCAGTGTACGCCAAATTAACCAAATGGCATCCTTCAAGCCTTCAGCACAATTTTTAACTGTGTTGTCTTGAATAATTTGGTTTGGACTTAGAGCCAAGTTTAGTTTGGCACCTGAATTACCTGGATCCATAACTTCTGGATTGAATACGTCTTGTGGCGTGGTCATGCCCACCATGGCCATTTGGTCTTGCTGCATACGTTGCAGTGTATTGTCCATAAACGTTGGATTACCTTGTGGTGTTGGCAATGCGTAGATGTCTTTGGTAGGATCAAACTTGCTGTCCAAAATAAAGATAGCAGCTTCACCGTCTTGAATCATTTCAAAGTCCACACGATCTGGCTTGACACCAATACGTGGAGTTGACTGTAGCAAGCCCATCATTAGTTCTGCGCGATATCCTGATGTCATGTACTCTTGCATTGGAGTCACAGATTCAGCAATACTCATACCATAGAAGTTTTGTGGCAGTGGTTTTGGTACCATGTTGGCCACAGGAATAAATTCTACTTCACGTGCGCTGATAACATACTGACCACTATAGATCAATTCAACAAGTTCCAACTCGCCGTCGCCGTCAATATCGTAGCGGTTCCAAACAGTAAGCACAGTAACTTGACGTGCTTCTGGTTCTTGTGCTGCATAGCCTTGTGCTGGCAATCCATTAATAGGCACGCTATCACGAGCATGGATGGCCAAATTGTTGAGCAAGCTACCAGCCTGATAGCTGCCCACGTTTGAGTATTCCGCATAGATCTTGAACTCCTCTAGATCAATGTCTGGATACAACTCAGTTGCTTCTTGAATACTCATTGGTTTGTAGAAACCGCAGAAAGGTTGCTCTTGAATTTCTATCACAGTGGGGTCACACATCCAATAGTGTTGCGCTATAGGACGGAACTTGACGTTCACTGTGTAACCAGTCAGCTTATACTCTGCATCATAAATGGTGTTACGAGCAATAGCTTCGCTTAGGGCGTCTTCGCCTTCTTGTAGTTGTACATTGTTTTCGTCTGTGTGATCTTCAAATGGCTGTTCCTCAAAATCACCACCAGCAATGGCCTTACTGCGGTCAATACGCTCTTGAATTAGTTGTTGTGCCTGCTTGTCATCTGCGGCGTGTAGAAACTGTTGTGTTTCTGCTGCTACCTTGGCTAGGTCAACACCTTTTTTACGACGACTGTTGCGTTTTACTTTTAGGCCTGATTCTTCTGCTTGTTGTTCAAATGCTTTTAGTTGGTCTTCTGTACCGCTTGTGGTTACATAACGAACAACCTGCTCGCGCATGGGAGCAATCAACATCTCGCCGTTTTTGTGTAGGCAAGCATCCATGGTCCAGTGTTGTAGAATAAAGTGAGGATCATTGTTTTGGTTAATAATCTTGTGAACCATTTCTGTGGCTTGACGTGCTGCTGCCTCGTCATCTTCATTGTCCGCTACAAATTCAAAATTGATCTCACCATTTTGTGCAAGTCCTTTGACAATGACTGCACTGCTGTAATCAACTACGGGTTTTACTGTGGGATGGATATAGTCAATGCCATTAACTGGTTCTGTTGACTGTGTCATGGCCAGAACCAAATAGTGATAATCGCTGGTTCTGTTGATGTTGTTCTTTGTTGCTAATAAGCGCAAGTTGGCCGCACATTTTTGGTCCAACAAACTCTTCATTTTTACAAAACGAGCGAGACTGCCGCTGTTTGTGTTTAAGTTGCTTACAACAACATTCTTTAGGTTAAGCATTCTGAGATTACCTTTTACAATATAGTATTTAGTGACTATTCATCCGCGCTGTACACACGCTTCCAAGGTGGGCGTTCTATGGCTGCTTGTTGTGCTTGACGCACACGCAAGTTATGAGCAGCGTCTCTAAAACGCTGTTGGGGACTGCGACTATCCCAGGGTTCTGCCCAGCCATTTAGGCATCCAAGTAGGGCATAACGTGCTGAGTCAATGCAGTCATCAGGATCGCTAAAGCGTCCTTTGTCATCTACGTAGTAGTTTTGGCATTCACGCAGGAATTCTACACAATTTTCATTGATATGGAATGTGCCCAACTCCATCATTTGGCGCATCATGTTTATACCAAAGCTCTTGTGGTTTGTGACACGTCCTTGTTCATCTGCGGGATTGTGTATGGGCTCTGGATACACATTGAGTTCGTATTGTTCAAACAGTTGTCTAATGCTGAGTGCGCTCATGGTGTAGCGTCCCACAGTGCCCGCATCTGGAGGCAGCACAATAGGAGTGCCAAACACTTCTGGACGCATGAGATGCTGCACATAATTGATGGGGTTGGCTTCTTCTGTGCCTTTGACCACTATTTGCTTATCCAGCCATGCTTCTTGTTCGTTAGGCATCCAGTAGATTAGGCTCAACACTGTCTTGTCATTGACAAGTCCTAGGTCAAGAGCAATAAGCCTATAAATGCCGCTAGTATTACGGAAGTCATAATCACCAGTTTTATAAGTGGGCCAGTTTCTAATTTGAAACACAGCTCCCTTGCCCATAACAGGAACGCCATTACGACGAGCATCGCGTTCATGAGGTAGATAATCTCGTTCAAGTTGTAGCCTTGTTGAATTTAATAGGAATGGTTCGCCCCAGGGATCATATTCAGGTACATCATCCCAGCTGACACGTATGTGTTCATAACCATCTTCATGGTTCCAAAACTTACTTACCAGTCCATTTAGACCTTTCAATGGTGTGAACGAGCAAAGAACTTGGCCTTGCGTTGTGGCAGTACGTGTTACAATTTCACTGAAGAAGTCATCAGGTGGTTGTTCGTCAAATATGGCCAAGTTCAGTTTGAAACCTTGCATCTGACGTACTTCCTGTGTGTAGTTGGCAAACAACAAATAACTGTTGCTACCACTACGGTGTTTGATCTCAACACCAATACAGTTGGCACCATCGCCACGCATGGTATCAAACACAATACATTCTCTGGGAATGGCACCTGTGCCAATGGCATCACGGATTTTGACATCATTGGTGCCTAATAATTCTGCTTGCAATACCAGCGCAACCTGACTCCAACCTTCACCAGCAACCATGGCTGTGACAGGTTTGTCAAAGCGTTTACCATCCCACCATTCAGGATAACGTCCAGTCAAGTGACATGCTGTTTCAAAACAGGTTGACACTGTTTTACCAATACGGTTGGCAGCAAGGATACCCCTACGTGGACTAGCACCAGTTCTAAAAAACTTGCGCTGATGTTCAAAGGGCCTAAAGTACTTGAGTTGGTTATAGCGCATGTCCTCTGCAATGGCAATGGCATATTCCTGTAGGCTGGCCTTGGCTCCAGGAGGCAATTGATCAATGATGTGTAGGGGTACGTTTTGTTGTTCGCAACAATAGCGTACCGCACGCCGCATGAGCACAGCAGTATCAATCATTAAAGACCTTTACTGATTTGTTCTAAGTAATAGGCAGCACGGGCAAGGTCAGCAAGTTCGCTGGTGTTGAGTCTCCATGTACTAGGTTGTCCAGGATCTTCTTCACCTTGCTTTTCAAAACTGCGCTGTAGACGTTCCATTGTGAGACGTAGGCAATGACGCACCTGTCTTGGATAACGTTGTTCAAACGCATCAAGATGTGCGCCGTTGACCTTTTGCATGATCTTTGTGTCAGCCACTGCCAAGGCCTCTAAGTCACCAGCAAGTCCTGTCGCGATGTGTGCGTTAGGATCTGGCGCTGACTTAACAGGCTTGGTAAGTATGGGACGTCTTGGAACGAAACTCGTCATTACATGTTCCAAGGATTGTCAATGGCTTGACTTGCATCACCACCTATAACAAAGTCACGGTCAATCCAGGTTTCCCATTGTGTCTTGTTGCCAATTTTCATTTTGCTCATGAAGTTTTTTAGGCGTGTGCCCATGGGAGTGATCTCACCACTTGGCCAACGAATAACCTGTTCACCTGTGCGTGGATCAACCCATTCATACTTTTCTGGTACCTTCTGTCCAAACTTGTTTACACGCTCACCAACTGCACGTTGTGCGATGGGTCCCATGACTTCATAGGTAATGGTGTTGTCAATGTACTTCTTGAACAGTACGCTACACTTTTGTCCTGTAGCTGCCCACGAAGGATCTGGATGAGGAAATGTGTCACATTGGAATTGGCTAACTGGAATGTGACTACGAATGTGATAGGGACGTGCGGGAATTGGTTTCATTGCGTCCACAGGCACAATGTCATTCTTGTCTAGGTAGGGATTTTCTCCACCAACCAGGGCTGGGTCTGGTTCACCGCCGTTGAGAATGTGCATGGCAGTTTCATATTTGAACTTGTTGCTGCGACCCTTGAGGTTCACAGTATAACCAGTTTGATCAAATACAAACTTTTCTAATTCACGGGCTGTGGGGAAGTCTGTTTGCAAGCCCTCTAGATCATATAAGGGTTCGCTGTGTGCGGGCGCTGCCGCTGTGGTTGTTGTTTTTTTCATAATAATACCTTTAATTAATATGCCGCCAGTATAGCAAAACGGACTATGACAACAGTGCTGGCGGCACCCACTGCTGAGTATTTACACGTTTAATCTTTGTATTTGTTTTTACGTGCTGTAAAGCGTTGGTGCTGATTGTCTTCAATTGATCCACCTTCAGGAACTTCATGTTCTCCAGGATTGGCTTCAAGCTGTCTAGCACGACCCTCAAACGCTCTAGAGATGTGGTCACTCAATTCATAGCGTTCTGATTTGGCATCTAGGAAGTTGCCACGCTTGGCACGGTGTGCGCCTTCATTGCCTGTGCGTGGACCCTGTGCCACGTTGACATTGTCACGTGCATGTGGATTGCGTCCAAACGACTCGTCACGTGTGTCAGCACGGTCTGCTGTGCTGTTTTTCTCAATATAGACTTTGCCTGTGTATTCTCTCATGATCATTTACCTTTGTGCATGTGCTTTAGCGTTTCAGCTAGGTGGGCACGTCGTGCCAGTGCGGGGTTCTTGCTGTGTTCAGCGCGAGCCAATTTAGCTGCTGGAATAGTTTTGCCTGCTGCCACATGTAGTTCTTTGTGTAGCACGCCTGGATGTTTAATGGCCTGTGCGATCCAGTGTCGCCCTTTTGTAGAATGTTCCATAGCTGCTCCTTAGTATGGCAATGTGGAGATTGGTACAATGTACACGTTGCCGCTGCCGTAAATGGCTGTGGTTAGAATAGTTAAGTTGCTGGCCACTAGCGGTGGAGCTAGAGGAGCAGTGACTTTGCTTTCACCAGGTTGTACAACAATGTTGGCAAAGCTGGTGCCACCTGTGGGAAACACTGCAACTTTAACTGGTGTGCCGCCTGTGGGCACTACAACGTCAAAGCTGGCACTACCGCCTGCTGTGTGATATGTTAGTGTGCTTGTGGTTGTTGCTGTGACAGCAATGGGTTCACCACGTGCGATATAGTGTGCGCTCATGATTAACGGCTAGCCTTTGTGATATAGATAGCGTCAGAGTTAGCGTATGCTGGACGTTTACCAAATGGTTCAATGGGATGTCCTTGTGCTGCTGTGCTAACAGTACGACGATTAGGATCTTTGGTAACGCTGGGTCCAATTGACTCCATACGATCCGCATGACTGTCTGAGGCATTGCCCTTACGGTTAGATTCCATGAGTCCATGATTGATCATGTCTGGATTCTTTACCATGTGTGCCATTGGATTCGCGCATAGGTGTTCACGACCATGTGTCTTGTTAACGCCATCGCCCATCTGTCCGTTAAAGGCAAACGCCTTGCCATCGCCCTGTTGCGTCTTAGCAGTGCGTGGAGCATACATGCCTTCACCCTTGTGTAAGCCTGTTGCTGTCTTACGGTTTAATGTTGTGTTTTTCATTTTACATTCCCTTTAGTTTACGCACTGCGTGATGGTCGTCTTCATGTTTGCGTCCATCTGTGTGTTTCATGTTTGCTGGATGACTGTGGCGTGTTTGCATTGCAGGATGTGCTGTGTGATGCACTTGCTCCTCAACGCCACCCGCTTGTTCAAAGTCAGCATGTTCATCATCAGAGTGCAAGGCACGTTGACCCATGCGACCTGGTCCCGCCTTGTTGTGTTCCATACGGGCTTGTTCACTGCCCTGCTTCATAACCATGCTTGTTGGGTTTAGGTTATACACACCCTTTGTTAGTTTTGACATTAGTCCATTCCCTTTGTTGAGACCTGTTCGCCCACGTCCTCTAGACTTTGTGGTGCGTTGTTTAGTTTAGCAGCCATTGTGTCTGAATGACGTACTGTGTTTGGCGCAATAGCTTTATGGTAGTGCAGACTACGTGCGCTTGAATGTTCGCTGTGATGAGCAGTTTTATGAGCAGCCGCACGCTTTTCACTGTATGCGATTGCCACTGCTTGAGGTTGTGGCTTGCCAGCAGCTAGCTCGCGTTTGATGTTTTCTCCAAACGCTTGTTTGCTGGTGCTTTTAATTAGTGGCATTGCGATATCCTTTATTATTATTTAGTCTCATTGTTACGGGATCAATTGGCCAAGCCTGGGTAACGTCTCGCGCTGGCACCATAGTTACCTGGGTTTAGGCGCTCCGTGGCCTTGTCTCCAAACGCACCAGTATCCATGGGACGAGCACTGGCACTCACAATGACCTTGTGATAGTGTTCGCTGCGTTTAGCAACATGCTCGCTGTGGTTGTTGTCACCCACGTCATGTGTGCTCACACCACTTGGTCTTTGTACGCGGGCCTTGATCTGATTGAGAGGTTTGACTGTCACGACTTAATGTTCCTTAGTTTGGCAACAGCGTCAGCAAAGGCCTCAGCTTTGGCTTGAGCCACATCCTCTGACTCCACAGTTTCAATGTGTTGACGATCAGCTATGACCTTGCCCAGCAGAACCTTGTCATAGTCTCTCACGCCACTGTGGTCTCCACGGTTCAATGCTTCCACATAGTTTAGTGCAATCTGTTCAGCATAGTCTTTACCAAGGTGACGACCCAGGCTTTGCAACAAGCCATCCATTGTGATCTTGTTGGTTGATCCTTTGGGACGTCCAGCACCAGCACGTGCGCCTCCACGACTTGGCGTCTTAGATTTATAACTGCCACGCACTTTGACTGTGCCAGGCATGGCGATGACGTTGGTGTCTTGGGTGGGTTTGTCAGAACTGTTCATACAGTTATTTAGCTTAAGATTTTTCAGAATCCTTTTCCGTTAGCGCGGGTTTGGCGTAGCAGATCGTTTGGTCACAAAAAAGCCCACACCAAGGTGGGCCAAAACCTATAAACGGGGAGGCTTTAGGTTTTAATAGAAAAATGTTTTTGATTCGTAATCATCCAGGATGTTTTTATCAACAAACAATCCTATTAATACAATAT